AGGTACTTTTGGAGGTTCAAGTAAGTCACAGTGACGTCCGCAGGTGGTTGCAAGAGATCCTTCAACTTTTCGTCGAGGATGAGCTGGCGACCGTTATCTGGGTGCTTGAGGCCCTTTTCAGTAATGTACTTGTTGATGAACTTCGTGACTTCTGAGCGAGAGATGAGTTCACCTTCGCCAAGTCCCAAGAAGTCGCGCAACTTAGGTGTCACTTCTTGCTTACGGTTGAAGCCGTTGTTGGCTGCGCGCTCCTTGGCTTTCTCACCCGTTGGATCCTCTTGGGTAGACTTAATCTTACGGATAATCTTAGTGAGAGCCTTAACATCAGCACGGAGCGCAGCAATTTCGGATTGAATGGTTTCAAGAGACATCTTATATCTTCCTTACGGGGTTAATCTTTAAGTCACCAAATGATCACAAGTAACTGAGCGACTACGAGGAGTACTAATATTGGGATTCTGAGATCTGTTATTGTTTCTGTGGGAGGCCTCTCTATGATTCTAAATGGTTCCTTTGGGAAATCACCTGGACACCCACCAGCACAGCAGTCGGATGGGCATGGAAGAACTTTGGGGCCTTTACGTACCCCACAGAACTGGTACTTCTTGGTGTCAGTTACGTCTGAGTACGCATAGCATCTACACTCTTCAATCACGTTACAGACCATATTATTATGTCACAATATATTAATGGACACTGAGATTTATTCGGAAGCTGTGATCAATCGGTTCATGAAGAAAAATTTATTCTTCAACGATCCACTTCTTGAAAAGTACTACAAGACCGACAACCTCGCGGCATTCAGGAAGCGGGTACACAGAGTTCACGGTAAGGAGAGTTTCGAAAAGATGGTATACGCTGTGGTGACGGACAGTGTGCGTGACATTATCCTCAAGACAGCTGCGGAACTTTCAGAATTCCTCAAGCCCATGGGGTACCTCATTATTTCTGGGGGTGAAGCCTTCAATATGTACCTGAGTAGAGACGATCGCCTTGTGACGAGTGACATAGATACCAAATTCATCCCCACCATCCCATACGATGACAAATACTTTGGTAAACTCCAAGCTATCAAGCTTCTACTGTGGAACAAGTTGGGTGAAACCGCTAGGCGTATTAATATGAAGATTAAGCAGCGTCTCTCCCAAAAGACCAAAGTGGGTCGCTTTTTGGGTTTGGGTTTCTCTGAAAGTGGTCCATATGTGACGCGTCGCTACCTCCTCATTAAGAAGAAGAAGTCTCGGGGTGGTAGTGATCCCTCAAAGGGGGACATTTTCATTGATGTTGAATTGTTTGCCCTCGATCTCAACTTGAGATACTTTTCCATTGAGAAGGGACGGATCGTACAGGAAGTCCTTGGTGGTATGTTGGATATTCCATTTATGAGACCCAAGGAGTTTGGGTACGAGGTCATTCAATCAAAGAAGCAGGGTGTTACTTACAAGAACAAAGATACTGGTGCCATTGTTCACGACAAGCGCCTCTATGTGGCTGGAAAGCGTTTCCTCCTTGACGATGTCTACCTGATGCAAAAGTTGGGTCTTCGTCCAGAGAAGAAGGAGAAGGATCGTCAGCGTATGTACAAATTGGCCAAGATGATCACGAAGAGTGTGAACATCAAACCAACGGATACCATTAACACAATCTACGCCCGCACTACAGGCAAAATAACGAGTACACGATTTGTTTCACGTAAACCTGGTAACGTCAGCATGGCTCTGGCTGCGAAAGTTGATCCAATGCGATATGGGGAGTTCACGACGAAGCCCCGTGAGGATCGTCTCGCTAAGCAACTTGTCTATGGCGTCAAGGCCTCTGTGCCAACCCTAAATATTCCAGGCTACGCAAAGACCTACGGTGATCAGCGTTTCAACCTAACCGCACAGGAGTGGGTCAAGAATACCTCCAAGTCATATGTGAAAAACGAGTACAACTACAGACCAACTTCAGGCAAAAGCCTTCCAAAGGAGTTTGACTACAGTAAGCTCCTATATGGATACAAACCCCTGCGTGACAAGTGGGTTCCACGAACGGTTATAAAGAGAGCCGCCATGATACCCTTTGTTGGTTTAAAGAATTGAGACACAATTCATACATAATATGTTGTACAACGCCCCAGCAAAAGGTGATGACGGACTCTACTTCGTAAAGGCTCTCAACGATACCAAGCGAAAGTGCTTGGTTCAATTGAATAAGGTAAAGGTTGCTGATATCTCAGGCGACGTTGTTCTTGATCTCGTCTCCGAAGCCAATCTCCAAAAGATTGGTGACATTGACGCGCTCAACCTTGAGGCGGCTCAAGAAAATTGTGAAACTTGGTTTGGGAAGCAACTCACTGAAAAGGTCATCCAAGGTGCGTACACCCCAAGTGTCTCCGATGGTCAGATTACAGGCGAATGTATTGAGGCCACCAAGGTATTCAGTGCGCAACAAGAGTCCATCGACCTCGAACACATGCAACCAGGCAAGACGTGTGACGTCATCCTTGAATTCGCGGGTCTCTGGTTTGCCAAGAAATCTTTTGGTTCCTCGTGGAATGTTGTCCAGGTGAGAGTTCACCCAGACCCAATCTTGGACACTTACCCAGAAGAATATGCCTTCGTGGATGAGGAATAAAAAAAATTGTTATCATATATAAAAGATGATGAAGAAGGGTCGTGCTCAAAACCTCGCGATGTTGGCTGCGGTCGCCGTGTTGGTCTACTTGCTCTTCACTATGAACAAGAAGTCTGCTTATTCCATTAGCGAACGCGAATACTCCGCGTATGGCGTTGCCCCAGCGATGGCTGCGGGTCCAGCCGCCGCTCCAGTGCAAAACGGTTGTGGTATGGAGAAGGGCACAGGCCTCGCGTCCTCCCTCCTCCCACGCGAAGTTGCGTCCGCCGAGGACTTTGGTGAATTCGCTCCAGAAGACATCCTCGCGGGTCAAAACTTCCTTGAACCCCGCCAACAAATCGGCTTCCCAGAGTCGGTGGGTGGTGCTTTGCGCAACGCCAACCAACAAATCCGCGCGGAACCACCAAACGCCAAGGAACCATTCGTGTGGAACAACTCCACCATTGTCCCAGACAGCATGATGCGTTCTTTGTGCTAATTTCGCTTAAAGATTAGATCTTAGCTTTATGTAAATAATGTCAGTACCCAGTGAACTTTCCGAGAGCGTCGCCAAGCTTGTGGAGCTCTCCAAGCAACTTTCTGAAGCAAAATCTGATATCAAGATCCTCAACCAAGAAGAGAAACGACTGAAGGAGGCAGTCAAGAAGCATATGATTGGTCAGGGCATTGATACCATTAACCTTAGAAAAGGGAAGATCAGCCTTCGTACGTCAGTCCGTAAGGGGACTATGAATAAGGATGCCATTCGTGAGGGACTCCTCAAGTTTTTTGGTGGGGACGAGGCCAAGTTGGAGGGAGCCCTCAACGCCATCCAGGACACTATTAAAGTGAAGGAGTCAACTTCAATCTCATTAACTGGGATAAAAGAGAAGCCCGACAATGAAGATAAGTAATAACGATGGTTTGGAGTCAGTACGTCTACGAGGCGAGTGCCAATACCGATGTCATCCCCAGTGATGAAGAAGAATTAGAAGATGATGTTCATCTCAGTGTTGAAGATTGGCAAATCAAATACTCAGATGAATTGTGGGCGCTTTGGGATATCATACAACAACTCCTTAGAGATGGTTTCCTTGAGCATACCCTACTTACCGATTGTGACTTTTCAGATTTCGCAGAGTTCTGCTATAATGAGCACACCGACGAGTGTGACTTTGTTTGGTTTCCATATGAGTTCCATCTCTCATACATATGGAAGCACATAGATACCTACTTAGAATATTACCCTGAATTCATGGTGGGTGCTACATTTGATCATTGGGTGAGGTTCGTTTATGAGCATACTAAGCAAAATAATATGAGTATATAATAACCATGCTCCCCGATATTACCTCCCAAAAAGTCGCGATCCCTGCTGCTCTTTTTTTGGCTCTCAGCCCGGGTGTTCTCTTAACCACCGACGGGCGCAGTCTCAATTTCAGAAGCGGAAAGACCTCCCAAATGGCCACTATGTTCCACGCCCTCGTGTTCTTCCTCGTCTACAGTCTCATCGCGAAGGCGATGGGTCTCGTCCTGACGAAGACCGACTTGATCGTGACGACGGCGCTCTTCTTGGCATTGAGTCCAGGTCTCTTGTTGACTATTCCCCCAGGTTCTGGTGGACTTCTCCGATCAGGTCAAACGAGCCTCCCAGCGGCTTTCGCCCACTCAATCGTTTTCGCGGTTGTCTTCGCGCTTTTGCGTCGTCAATTTCCTCAGTTCTACTAAATAGGAGGATGAAGTACCTTGTTTTGGGTCCAGCGTCGATGGGTATATACTCAATGATTGGAACCCTCAAGATGCTTGAATCCAAGCTTGTAGACGTGAAGGAAATATCCGGATCATCTGCAGGATCAATCTTAGCCCTCTTTTTGGCTTTGGGGATGTCCGTTGATGAGATTTATGACATAGCTCTCAATCTGAATGTCTCCAAATTTGTTAAAATATGCATAAAGTCCTTCTTTAACAAATGTGGTTTTGTTGATATGGGTCCTATTCGCAACAAACTTGTTGACATCTGTGGGTGTGATCCCACATTTGAGGAATTGGATATGAAGATTTATGTATCTGCA